AGCTCTGGTCCGTGAGCGTACCGAAAAGGGTCTCGAGATGCCCACGGATCTATTTAACGTGTTCGCAGGAAACAGAACCAAAATAACAAGGAAATAGAAACATGAACAAAGAACCGACGATAAAGAAGAATGGTGCGTTAGCTACAGTTAATTTTGAAGCCGATGCAGCAACACAAACTGGAACGGTAACTCAAGATGATCTTGCATTACCATTTCTTAAAATACTTGGTCAGTTATCTCCTGAAGTAAACAAGAGAGACGGCAAGTATGTTGAAGGTGCTGAACCTGGAATGATATACAATTCAGTAACAGGTGAACTCTTCAATGGTGAAAAAGGAGTCCAAGTGATTCCATGTTACTATAAACTCGAATATGTCGAGTGGAAAGATAGAGGAAAAGATGGGTCAGGTGCTCCGGTCAACATCTATCCTTCATCAAGTGACATCATGACTAAAACAACTAGAGGTGCAGACTTCAAAGATAGATTACCAAACGGTAACTACATTGAAAAAACTGCACAACATTTTGTTATAGCTAATGGAAGTACACCAACTACGGCGTTGATTGCTATGAAATCTACTCAATTAAAAATTAGTAGAAAATGGAATAGCATGATGCAAAGTATAAAACTGCAGGGAAAGAACGGATTGTTCACTCCCGCATCTTTTAGCCATCTTTATCAACTAAAGACCGTACAACAGTCTAATGACAAAGGTACATGGTTTGGTTGGGAAGTGAGCAAGATAGGTCCAATTGAGGATGCTGCGTTGTATCAACAAGCTAGAAGTTTTTCTGAAAGCATTTCTAAAGGAGATGTTCAAGTTAAACATGGTGAAGATGATACTGCCAAAGCAACTGATGGGGCAGCTCACTACTAAAATTCCTTAAAAGGAATTGTTGCAACTAGGGTGGTGAAGCGAGAGTGGAGCCACCCTTAAAAATATAAAGATGGAAGAAAAATTTATAGATATATTTACAGGTCTTAAAAGAGACTATGGTTATGCAGATATAAATTCTGCATACAAAGATCCAGCTACAGGTAAACTTAAATTAAAGTATGGATGGGCAGCAAAAGAATTATTAGAGTCAGATTATTTAGATCATCTTTCGGGTAAAAAATCTATAGGTATACAGCCTTGTGATGACGATGGGTTGGCAAAGTTTGGGGCTATAGACATAGACTCAGATGAATACGATAATTTTGATTTAAGAAAATATTTAGAAATAATAGATAAAAAAAATATTCCAGTAGTCCCAGTTAAATCTAAAAGTGGTGGACTTCACATATATGTGTTTTTTAAAGAACCAGTCAAAGCAAGTTTTGTTAGAAATTTTTTAGATAAATTATTATTTACATTTGATCTTAAAGCTTCAACAGAAATATTTCCCAAACAAACTCAATTAGGTATTGGTTCAGATAGTAAACCAATAAACGGTAACTTTATCAACTTACCTTATTACAATCGTAATGAAAGAGTAGGAGTTAATTTAGATGGAACTGAGTTTACCTTTGATCAATTTATAAAAGTCGTCGAGGCTAACACAAAGACTAAAGAAGATCTAGAAGAATTTGCAACAGAACTTATGCGACTTGAATTAACAGGTGGTGCAGATGAATTTGCAGATGGTCCAGTGTGTTTACAAAGATTATCTAAATCCAAGTTAGATGATTATAGAGATAGATTTATTTATAACTATATGGTGTTTGCTAAAAAGAAATATCCAGACAACTGGGAAGAAAAACTTTTAGAAGGTGCAAGAAACTATATTGTTTACGATAACATTTGGGGAGATGAAAAAGTAAAACAAAAAATTAAAGCATATAAAAAAGATACAGCAGGCCACACTTGCTCAGAAGAACCTATTAACAGTATGTGTGTTAAATCAGAATGTTTAAAAAGAAAATTTGGTGTAGCATCAGATAAAGTCAAAAAGTTTCCTGCGTTATCAGCATTAATTAAAATAGATTATTCTCCTGAACCAGAGTTTAGATTTACTGTGCATTACAATGACAAGGTAGAAGGTGAAACTACTCAACAGATAATAGCTAGAGATATTAATTATATCATGGACCAAGAAAAACTTAGACGTTTAATTGGAGCTCACACACCGATTCCACCACCACGAATCAAAGGTGATGATATGCAAAACATTTTAGATAACCTATGGCAAGGAATGAAAACAGAAAAAGCTCCTCCAGGTACTTCACCAAAAGAAATACTTCATAAACATTTAGATGATTATATTCATGGTGTACCCGCAGTTAGTGATGCTTCTTTTAGAAGCGGCAGTACATTAATTGATGATGGCTTTGCTTATTTTGTATTTGATCCTTTCTATAATTTTTTAAAAAATAAAGAATGGAAATCTAAAATTGATAGGACAGGTCAAATGATGATGGATTTTTTTGGAGCAGAACTACGGAGTCTTAAACGATATCCTAAAAAAGAAACAGAAAAGAAATCACATAACCCAGTAAGATGTGTTAAAATATCAATGACGCATTTTGAAAGAGAAGAAAACCCTGTTGAAATAATACCAATGAAAAGCAAAAAGGATATACTATGACGGAAAAAAAGATACCTACTGTGCATGTATCAATGCCTTGTTATGATACCATGCAAGTACCAACTTGTTTAAGTTTATTAAAACTATTTGATAAATTTACTGCAGCTAAAATTAAAACAAATATATCAACATTTAAATCACCTTATGTTGGTTATTCACGAAATATATTATCTGCTATATTTTTAGAGTCTAATTATGATTATCAGTTATTTGTTGATGCTGATGTAAGTTTTGAACCAGAAGTTATTGGATCAATGATCATGGCTCAAAAAGATTTTATTTGTGCGCCTTATAGAAAAAAGACTCATGATAATTCTGTGTCTTATTCTGTAGCTTTTCCTGATTATAAAAATATCAATATTGATAAATCAGGGATCACGGAAATTATTGGAGGACCAGCAGGACTTACTTTAATACATAGATCGGTTTATGAAAAATTAATAAAGAATTATCCACAATTAAAAATTAAATATGCTTCAGGAATCTCTGATGAACAAAAAAAATATTTATATAATTTTTGGGAAAATACTTTTGATTCAAAAGAAGGTGCTTGGTATGGAGAAGATGTTTCTTTTTGTAGTTTAGCAAGACAAACAGGATTTAAACTTCATGCATTAGTACATTGTGAAGTTGGACATCATGGTACATTTAATTTTTCTGGAAAGTTTGTTGATACCTTTGCACCGACTGATGAAAAAAGTAACTAAAATATACGGACCACCAGGTACAGGTAAAACTGAAAAACTAATTAGGAGGGCTATGGCTTACATTAGAGTAGGCACTCCTGTAAATAAAATTGGATATTTTGCATTTACTCGTAAGGCTGCTAACGAAGCAAAAGATAGGATGCTTAAAAAAAATCCTAAGTACAAAAAGAAACAATTAAAATATTTTCAAACACTACATTCATTAGCTTTTCATAGTTTAGGATTAAGAGAAGAAAATGTAATGCAAGATTATCATTATAACGATCTTGGAAAAGAATTAAGTGTAAGAGTTAATGCAAAAAAAGATATGGATGCTTCGCCTTATTTAACTTGCGATAATGAATACTTTCAAATTATTTTAAAAGCAAAAGAAAAAGACATACCTGTATGGGATGAATATTGCACAGCTGAACATTCTACTAATGTAGACCCTGATTTGTTGAAACACATAGAAGCAAATTACAACAACTATAAACATCCTGATGTAAATAATTTAGTTGATTTTACTGATATGATACATGACATTGTAAAACAACCAAATAAAATTCCTGACTTTGATGTAGTATTTATTGATGAAGCTCAAGACTTATCACCAATACAATGGAAACTATACGACATATTAAAATCTAAATCTAAAAAAGTTTATTTAGCTGGAGATGATGATCAAGCTATTTATGGCTGGGCCGGTGCAGATGTAGATAGATTCATACAGGAAGAAGCTGTAGAAAAAGTATTATCTAAATCACGTAGAATACCTAAAGCTGTTCAAGATATATCAGAAGTTATTACCGCAAGGATTGAAGGACTCAGAGCAGATAAAAATTATCTACCTAGAAACGAAGAAGGTTTATGTAGTAAAATCAATAGCTTAGAAAATCTTGATTTATTTAGTCAGGATTGGTTAATCTTAACCAGGACTATATCTAGGTCAAAAGAAATTTGTAATTTGTTAAAAGTCAAAGGTTTGTATTATGAAAATAAACATCAAAAAAGTTACAACACAAAATTATACAAAGCCATTATTAATCATAGTAAATGGTTAAACGGAGAAACAGTATCAGATACAGCATTAGAAGATATTAAAGAATACATGGGTAACAGAGAACTTAAAAAAGATTTAAAATGGTTTGAATGTTTTGACAATGCACCAGCTGAAGATAAAATTTACATAAGACTTATGTTGTCCAATAAAGAAAAATTAAGTGAAGAAGCACGAATCAAAGTATCTACAATTCATGCAGCAAAAGGTGGAGAATGTGAGAACGTAATTTTAGTATTAGATAATGCTAAAAAAATAAGAGAAGCCACAATAAAAAGTGTAATAAAGCGTGACGAAGAGCATAGAGTATGGTATGTAGGTTGTACGAGAGCTAAAAGAAACTTATATTTAATGAGAGCAAAAATTGAAAGGAAGGGATATCAACTATGACAGATAAAGATATATTTAAAGAATCATTTCCACAGTACACTCAGGTAGGCGGGAATCACTATACAAAGTTTCCTATTCAGCCCTATGAGTTTATTTCTAAAAATGATCTTTCGTTTTTTCAAGGCAATGTAATTAAATACGTTTGTCGTTATCAAAGAAAAGGCGGGATTGAAGATCTTAAAAAAATAGTGCATTATTGTCAATTAGAAATGTTAAAGATAAAAGATACAAAAAAGAAATGAAAGTACCTTTATTTGAAGCGCAAACAGAATGGAATGAACCAGAGGAATATCCTGATCTAAGAAAATACGAAGAGATTGCGATTGACTTAGAAACAAGAGATCCTGATTTAAAATCTAAAGGATCTGGATCTATTATTGGTAATGGAGAGGTTGTAGGTATTGCTGTTGCTGTACCTGGTAGAAAATTTTATTTTCCAATTGCTCATGGATCAGGGCCAAACATGGATCGTAAAAAAACTTTAGAGTGGTTTAAAGATATTTGTGAATCTGATGCTATAAAAATATTTCACAATGCAATGTACGATGTATGTTGGATTAAATCTATGGGTCTTAAAATAAATGGACAGATAGTAGATACTATGATTGCTGCATCATTAATTGATGAAAACAGATTTAGATTTGATTTAAATAGTTTGTCTTGGGATTATTTGGGTCATGGTAAAAATGAAGCTGCATTAAATGAAGAAGCAAAGTCTAGAGGATTAGACCCTAAAGCAGATATGTGGCAACTGCCAGCAATGTATGTTGGATCTTATGCAGAGAAAGATGCAGAGCTTACACTAGAGCTGTGGCAAATATTTAAAAAAGAATTAATACATCAAGATGTTGAATCTATTTTTGAATTGGAAACTGATCTTTTTCCTTGTCTGGTAGACATGCGTTTCCTTGGAGTCCGAGTAGACGCTCAACGAGCTCATAAATTAAAGCAGCAGTTAACATTGCAAGAAGAAGAGCTCCTGCACAAAATAAAAAAAGAAACGCAAATAGACGTTCAGCTAATGGCTGCAAGAAGTGTTGCGAAAGTTTTTGATAAACTTGGTTTACCATACGAACGAACTGCAAAATCACAAGCTCCATCCTTTACAAAAAATTTTATTTCTAATCATAGCCATCCTGTAGTTAGAATGATTGCTCAAGCTCGAGAAGTTAATAAGGCTCATACTACTTTTATTGATACCATAATTAAACATGAACATAAAGGCAGGATCCATGCAGACATAAATCAAATAAGGTCGGATTATGGCGGAACTGTGACCGGTAGATTTAGCTATTCTAACCCTAATTTACAGCAACTTCCTGCCAGAAATAAGGATCTTGGACCTATGATTAGGTCTATATTTATACCGGAGGAAGGCCATACATGGGGTTGTTTTGACTATTCTCAGCAAGAACCTAGGCTGGTAGTACATTATGCAGCTTTACACAAATTTCCGTCAGTTAATGATGTGATAGATAATTATGAAAATGATACTTCTACAGACTTTCATCAAGTCGTAGCAGATATGGCAAAGATACCTAGATCTCAAGCTAAGGTAATTAACCTGGGTTTATTTTATGGTATGGGTAAAGCAAAGCTACAAGCAGAGTTAGGTGTATCAAAAGATAAAGCCGCAGAATTGTTCGATCAATACCACGCTAAAGTTCCCTTCGTTAAGCAGTTAATGAATAGTGCTTCCAATCGTGCCCAGGAGCGTGGTCAAATTCGAACTCTCTTGGGACGATTGTGTAGATTTCATTTATGGGAACCAAATCAATTCGGTATGCATAAAGCATTGCCTCACGAAGAAGCACTCCAGGAACACGGACCAGGAATTAGAAGAGCATATACTTACAAAGCATTAAATAAATTAATACAAGGGTCAGCTGCTGATATGACAAAAAAAGCAATGTTAGATCTTTATAAATCTGGTATAGTAGCTCACATACAAATTCATGACGAACTATGTGTAAGTGTTCGAGATGATGAACATGCAAAACAAATAGTTGAAGTTATGGAGAACGCTGTAACTTTGGAAGTCCCCAACAAAGTTGATTATGAAAAGGGCAAAACTTGGGGAGATATTAATGGTTAACTATGGCTTATTTAAATGCAAACATACCCGTGCAATATGCACAGATAAGGAGAGAATATTTATATGATCTTAAAAAACATCATGGAGAAGTTGAAGACTGTATTATCTTTGGTATTAGCTGTATGTCA